TTCAGAGAACATGCCAACTTCTTCACCATTTGACCAAATCAAAATAGTTTTTTTTAAGCCTTTCCCTTGCTTTGGACTCTCCAACAACTTTCCGCTGATGGGTGTGCCGAGCTGCTTGCTAAGGATCTTATCTCCTTTTTTTAGATCTTCATATTTCATATGTTACCTTTCGTTAATAAATAAATCTTATAATATCCTATAATAATTGTCAAGCCTTAAGCTGGGAGCTTGCTGCTGAGCTGCCTGTTGCTTGTTGCTTTTTTGAATAAAAAAAAAATAAAGAGACAGCGAGCTGCTGGCTGCATGCTTGTTGCTTTTTATAATAAAAAAAATAATGACTCAGCAAGCTCACCAGGTCCCCCAGTAATTCTTTTTGAATATTCGTGATATCAGTAGAGCTCCTCCAGGTCCTGGAAGTAATTCTTTTTGCTTGTAGCTTGTGGCTTGTATAAATCATAAATTTTTTTGTGTGATATTTTTGCAACACTTTTGGTTAGGCTAGTTGATAAGACTAGCCTAAAAACGAAAGCACCGAGAATACTCTCGGAAAGTCCTATATAATAAGCTTGACTATAATTACAATAGCTTTATAAATTTAATCTTAACGAAAGGAAATAAATATGAGTAGAATAAGACTAAATAATGAGAAACGAGATAAACTATTTAAGGTTGCTCGTAATTTCAGAATGAATGATAATACTGATGTTAAACTTGAAAAAATGCGTCAAGCCAAAGAGAATTGCGATAATGACTTGCCAAAGTTTTTTGGAGTTGCAAAAAATATCGTTCAAAGGGCATATCCAGTTGAGCATTGCAATACTTTAAATTATTTTAAGGGATTGTATGGTTCCCCTTGTGATGTTGTTGCAAAAGACAGTTGTTATTATTTTGCATATACTGACCAAGATCAAGTTGATGATAATGGAAAACCAATAGAGAATAAAAAACATTTTGATTTTAAATTAAATGGTTCTCTAAATGGTAGTGAGTATAATCGTGATCACACTTTTGCTTATGCCTATTATCGTGATGAGTTGATCGCTAATGATTGCAACCCAGATATTGAGATTGAGCAAGAGGATAATCAGAATAACCCACACTTAACAAAGCATGTTGATAAGTGTGATAAGTTTTTAGGTTTTTCAAATAGTAGTGATAATGATATTTCACTTTCAAAAGAGTGGCAAAATAAATATCAAGTTGATGTTATTGGGACATCTTATTGTCGTTCTCGTTCTATTGCTTGTACTTATGATGAATTTCAATCAATGGAAAAAATGCTAATTTGTAAATCAAATCTAGTTGAGGCACATAGACAATTCATCAAGGGTGTTATTGCTGACATGAATGATGTTAAGGGTGTTTTAAAAGAAATGAAATACCTAGAGGGTGGTGTTGAATTCGTGAATGAATTTGCACAATCTAATATTGTTGATGAGGCACAAATTATCAGAAGCGAGGGCATGGGGTTGACTATTTATAACCCAGAAAACGCACTCCAAAGGATAATGGAAAGACGAAAAGCACAACCTACACGAGAAGAAAAAATAGCAATAGCCTTAAAAATGCAACAAGATAATGCACTAAATTAAGACTATTGACAATCTGGGATATTTTAATAATATCCCAGATAACGAAAGGATAAAAAATGGATAAACTAAAACACGATACTTTAAAAGTGGGTGACACTTTTAAAATTTCATACACTCCAAGAACTCACAATTCAGAGGTTATAGATGTAGTTGATGAGTTTCAGTTGCAACCAATTTTTAGAAATGCGACTTGGAATGATGATTGCGAGATATCAAAGCATAAAACAAAAGGTCATAATTACATAAGATACTTTGATGTAATGCAAGATAGCATGAGGACAGCTTCTACTGAATTTGGTAGAGCATTTATAACTTTAAATGGCAAAAGTTATATTTTAAATAAACACGATAACTTAAACGAAAGTGAGAATAATGATTGATAAAGTAAATGTAGATACAAACTTGATGTTTTTTAATAGAGATAAAGGCAAAAAAGTTTATGAAATCCAAACAGAAATTCAGCGATATTTAACTTTTCAAGTTGTTGCTGATAATTCAGATGAGGCTTTTGAAAAATATCTTGATCATGCAAAAGTTGATGTTGTTGATGATAGCTTTTCAACAGAAATAGTTTTATCTGATCAAAAAGAATATGACCAATATCACGACACAGTTTGTATTGGTACTATTAAAGTTGATGATGATGATGAGGCTTATGTTAGTTGTGAAATAGAAAAAGATAAACCTCTAATCTTAACAAAAGAAATGGAGGTAAAATAATGAATATCTTTAATATACTTTTATATTCTGGAATCTTCCTAATGGTAGGGGGGTTCCTTTTGTTTCTCTATTCTGAAATGAAAGAACGAGAGATAGATAGAAAACTAGCCGAGAACCAAAGGTTCATTGACGCATTGTTGAGAGCTCAACAAGTCCAAAATATACGAAAGGATATTCGTAAATGAAACGATTTTGCCAGAACCCTTTATGCTATGCTAATGATACTCAAGATAGATTGAGAGGTATAAAGGGTCAAAAGGTTTATCAGAATAGAGTTGTCAATAATAACTATTACTATGGTTGTTGTACTCAAAGATGTCTTAATGACTTCCTTGAAATTAACATTAATCGTATTATTAATTATATTGGTGCCTTAACTGAAACACCTACACGACCACAACAACAATCTATTACTTATCATGAGTATAGAGAGTTGTTAAAAGCCAAAAGAGATAATCAATAACTTGTTGCGAGGGGCTTGTTGCCCCTCGCTTTTTTTCTGGTACCTCAATAGAGGTACCAGAACCATTCCCAAAAAAGTAAAGTACGAAGTACCTTATTACCTTTTTAATAGAAAGGGATCCTAATGTTAGGTATAATTATGTTGATTTAGACATTCAATGTCGGTAAAAACGTTTCGGAGTCCCATAAGGATACTTATGCAAATTGATATTAAAAAAATTTTAAAAAAAGATATAGATAATTTACCCCCTGAAACTCGAAGAGAATTAAAAAAATATTTAATACAAAAAGATATTAAACAAAAACATTCTTTGATTAAGAGTGACTTTATGACATTTGTAAAACATATGTGGCCAGATTTTATAGAGGGGTCCCATCATAAAATTATTGCAGAAAAATTTAATAATTTAAAATCTGGAAAAGTTAAGAGACTCATTGTAAACATGCCACCCCGTCATACAAAATCTGAATTTGCATCTTTTCTACTACCTGCTTGGATGATTGGTAACAGACCAAAATTAAAAATTATTCAAGCAACACACACAGCAGAACTTGCTGTAAGGTTTGGTCGTAAGGCTAAACATTTAATGGACAGTGAAGAATACAAAGAAGTTTTTCCAACTAGACTACAAGAAGATTCTAAAGCAGCTGGTCGCTGGGAAACAGCACAGGGTGGAGAATATTTTGCAGTTGGTGTTGAAGGTGCCGTTACAGGTCGTGGTGCAGATTTACTTATCATTGATGACCCACACTCGGAACAAGATGCTATGAATGCTAAATCTTTAGAGCGTGCTTACGAATGGTATACATCTGGTCCTAGACAACGTTTGCAACCTGGAGGAATGATTGTACTTGTCATGACAAGATGGAACACAAAAGATTTGACAGGAATGTTACAGGCTGCACAAAAAGAACCTAAAGCAGATCAATGGGAAGTTGTAGAATTTCCAGCAATACTTCCAAGTGGTCAACCTGTGTGGCCAGAGTATTGGGAAGTGGAACAATTACTAGGTGTTAAAGCTTCTGTTGCATTACCTAAATGGAATGCTCAGTATATGCAAAACCCAACTTCAGAAGAAGGAGCTTTGATTAAAAGAGATTGGTGGAAAGTATGGCCAGAAGATAGAGGCATACCACATTGTGATCATGTCATACAATCTTATGATACTGCATATTTAAAAAAAGAATCTGCTGACTTTAGTGCGATAACGACATGGGGAATTTTTAGAGAAAACGAAGACTCACCACATCAAATGATTTTATTAGATGCTGTTAAACAAAGATTTGAGTTTCCAGAACTTAGACGTGAGGCATTAAAATTATATAAATACTGGGAACCTGAAACAGTATTGATTGAAGCAAAGGCAGCTGGATTGCCATTAACATATGAGTTAAGAAATATGGGTATACCCGTAGTTAATTTTACTCCCTCTCGTGGAAACGACAAACATGCTAGAGTTAACGCTGTTGCCCCTCTTTTTGAAAGTGGTCAAATTTGGGCACCTACTCATTTACAATTTGCTCAAGAAGTTATAGAAGAATGTGCATCGTTTCCTTATGGAGATAATGACGACTTAGTCGATAGTACTACTCAAGCTGTGCTAAGATTTAGACAAGGCGGATTTTTAAATCACCCAGAAGATTACAAAGATCCTATAAAACAAATAACTGTAAAAGAATATTACTAATGAAAAATCCAACACTAGTAAAAAATATGAAACATGTAAAATGGAAAGCAATCCCGCCATTGAAGGGGCCAGACCCTAGAGGCTTGATTAAAGAACCAAAACAAGATAAACAAGAAAGATTGGAGAAAATAAATGGCAGACGTAGATAAAAGCTTACCGAATGTAAGACAAAATATAACTGTTCCTTCTGAACAGGAACAAATGGAAGTACAAGCAGAAATTCAAGAGTCTGTACCAAATCCTAATAACACAGAAATTATTGAGAACGAAGATGGGTCAGTAGATATTAATTTTGAACCAGGTGCAGAAGCTCCAGAAGCTGGCGAGCAGCACTATGCAAACTTAGCCTCTTTGTTGCCTGATTCTATTCTCGAGCCTCTAGGATCTGAGTTATATCAAAATTATACTGACTACAAAGAATCAAGAAGAGAATGGGAAAGATCATATGCAAAAGGTTTAGATCTTTTAGGTTTTCAGTTTGAACAACGTACACAACCATTCCAAGGAGCAAGTGGTGCAACGCATCCAGTTTTAGCAGAAGCTGTTACACAGTTTCAAGCACAAGCATACAAAGAATTATTACCAGCTGATGGTCCGATTAGAACTCAGATACTTGGAGTCTCTACACCAGAAAAAGAGAATCAAGCGACAAGGGTCTCTAACTTTATGAATTACGAAATTATGAATGTAATGAAAGAGTATGAGCCAGAGTTTGATCAGATGTTATTTTATTTACCACTAGCGGGTTCAACATTTAAAAAAGTTTATTATGACGATTTACTGGGACGAGCTGTATCAAAGTTTGTTCCTGCAGATGACTTAGTCGTTCCGTATTCTGCTACCTCATTAGAAGAT